TCGACAGAGATGCCAGCCGCATCAACGACGATGTTTCCGCCTGCCTTCGGCTTAGCGGAAAAAGCGCCGCCGGTCAGCGTGATGCCGTCCGACGCGGTATAGACCGATGCTGCACCAAACTGGACGATGCTGATCGGCGTGGTGCCGACGGTGATGGACCCCGTCGTTGATAGCCGCCACTGCGTCGCGGCGCCGGCTGTACCTTCGGTCGCCAACCACAGAGATCCAGTCTGAATCTCATCGACGGCATCGGCGGTTGGAGAGACCCTCGACCACGCTCCGGACGCTGCGCTGTATGGCCCATTTTGTTTCGGATCGGTCTGCCCGACTGCGAGCACTCTGTCCCCAGCGGACGGCACGATTCCGTCGATCGCGGACAAGCCGTTGAGCGGGATGTTCGCCGTCGCAACAAGTCGAACCGGCGGCTTGCTGGCGATGCCGGCAGCAGCGCTCTGCACGGACGCGGTGACGAAGTCCCATGTGGCGGCGTCGCCGCTGCCGCTCGGAGCACCCAGGCCTGTCAGTTTCTGGCCGTTAAATGGCACCGCCGTGGTCGGGGAAGCGAACTCGGACAGGTGGTAGGCTTTGACTGCCGTCGCCAGATCCGAGATCGTCGAGGCGGCCTGCTGGTTGATATGCTGCTGCCTGTCCAGCGGGTTCGTGGCCAAGGCAGTGTTGGGGATCACGCCAACCAGTTTGGTCGCGTCGTGTGCGGCCCACGACGTGCCGTTCCACGTCAGTGAGGCATTCAGTCCGCTGTCGTAGTAGACTTGCCCGTTTACCGGAGATGCCGGCGGGCTCGCCAACGATTCGAGTTTTGCCTGACGCAGCTCTTGCTGGGACAGGTCGATGGGCGTGAGAAATTTGCGAGCCATTTTTTTAGTTTCCTTTAGGTCAGGTAAGCCGTCCCAGCAAACGGCTGGGAAAAGTGGAGCGTTAGCTCATTGCTAGACCCGTACACGACATCGCCCTCGGTCAAGCCACCGAAGGTGTCCGTGACGATTACTATTGGGTATCTCCCCTGGTTATGAGTGATGACCCACGAGGTCAGCGGAGTCGTCTGCGTGAAGGTCACCTGCAACGCCGGGCCGCCGGAATCAACGCTGGCGTCGATCTGGGCTTGCAATTTGGCGATTCCGGTCAGCAGAGAATCGGACGGCAGAACTTTAGTCGCTGTCACTGTCTCGGTGGGGAGGCCGACGAGCACGGCCGTGTCGGGAGCCAAGGCTCCCGCTACAGGGGCTCCTGCTGGGTAGTTCGGCTTATAGGTTGACATCTCAGGTCGGCTCCTCGAAGCCATGGGCACGGACCGAAACCCCAGGCTGCGTAGCAAATACCCAGAGATATTCGTCGTGGCCCATTAGCAAATCTGTTTTTTCAAACTCATCTCCCGGCTGTAAGGTGAAGCCCCTGCTCACATAGTCTGCATCCGCCACGCCGGCTGGATTCGGTGACAACGAAATGGCGAGCCGGATTGCCGCAGCTACCGAGCCACCGTTGACGAAAATGACACTGACCTTCGAAACCCACCCCGGCGATGGGCCAGCATAGAGCAGCGTCAGAACTCCAGGCGCTGGTGCCGCGTTTCCGAATTTTCCGGACGCCATGGAATGCTCCTTAGCTTTGCACAAGTCCTTATCACATAGTCCTCGCACGCTCCACTACATAGCCCAGACCTGAGTGCCGTCTACTGCTGTCGGTGCGATGATGGGGCCGGATGGGACGATATGGATGTCAGCGGCAACCGGGTTGGAGGGCGCCCTGTTCACGACAAAGGTCTGCACGCCGCTCGCTCCGGCAGCAAGGCTGTAGACCGCTCCGTAGTGATTTCCAGTGGACGGGGTCTGACCGGACACCAGCGTGGTGCCGGACGGGACTGTCATGATAGCCGCATTGTTGTCGGTCTCAATGACCAGCAAGCGGAGCACGTCGCTCGGCGCCGCTGTCAGGGAGCCCGTGCTGATATCCGACGAGGTGTTTGTCGTAGCCAGCGCCGCGAAATCGACCGTGCTCGGCACGAGCTCAAGCAGCGTATAGTTGTGCCAATCGTAGACGGTCGTAAATGTCCACGCCGCTGGATCGGCGGCGACCACCGACCGCGTGTAGGCCCAGATGCCCTGATAGGGCACCGACGTGTGACTGCCGAGGAGCGCAAAGCCGCTCGGCGGCCAACCCACACTGGCAGGCGACTGACTGGCGCCACTTGCGATGAGCAACAGCGTATTGCCGGGGGCCGGTGCCGCCGGAAGCGTGACCGTCACGCTGCCGAAGCTGGAAAGCCCGCGCGCGGTCGAGGATTGGATGATCCTGGCATCGGAGCAGGATGGGATGGCAGAGTGCTCTGGCACTGCGAAGGTCTGTGTTTGCCCCGCCGACCATGCCGACGCCGTGTATGTTCCCGCTGACGTCCAGGTGGTCCCGTCGTCCGAATAATCAACTCGAAGGGACGACGGCGCCGCATTCCAGTCGCCGGAGCCGTCGATGCGGGCCGTAAGCCGAACCTCGACCGGGTCAACCGCGCTGGCGAAATGGTATCCGATCCAGCCCGTGGCGCCATAGTCCGCCCACACGGTCGTCGGGACGCCGTCGAAAGCGTAGCTCGCCGGGAAACCAGGGACTATCCCACTGCACAGCGGCGTGCCGCCCGTGCAGAGCGTCGCGCCGCCGACCGTGGACGCGAATACGACCTCCGCGAGTTCGGTGTAGGTCCCGAACGTGTTTCCTAGCGAGACGACGCGCCAGTAGCTGTGAGCGCTCATTGCCTGACGCCGACCAAGGTCACGCCAACATCGGCGAGCGCGGCGTCGACCGTCCCGAACTCAGCCAGGAGGATGTCGCCCGCCATAAGGTTCACCGCAGACGCCGGCCCGGAAAGCGTGCCGGCCGTGCCGCCGCTGGTGAAAGTCACGGTGCCGATCGTCGAGGTGGTCCCGCCGCGGAGGTAGGATATCGTCAGCACTGTGCCGGTCGTCGCAGGGTGGGTGCCGCATACGGCGGCTGATCCTGACATGCCAACAGGGATCTGGACGGCATCGGAAATTGGCACGTACCAGTATTTTCGTCCGGAAACCGGGACACCTGGGATGGACAGAACGAATTTGTCGTGGACGACACTGGAGACGTTCCCGGATCCGCTGATGCCACCAGACGCGTAGCAGTTCGTCCCGTCGCACCAGAGCAACAGGAAGGTGGCTGCGGCGACGGTGACAGCGGTTCCGGTGGCGCCGCCGACCGTGACGGAGTGGCTTGGGTCGGCGTTGAAGACGAAGAACACCCTGGTCACCAGAGGCACCGTCAGGATTGCCACTCCGGCCTGCCCGGAGCAGACGAACACGGCGTGCGCGCCGAACTGGGTGGGCGTGAGGGTCGCGCTGCCGCCCGCCAGGGAGACGGCCATCGGCGCGTTGCCTGCCGCCTCGAGCGCCAGGATGGCATTGTTGATCGTAACCTCTTTCTGATTCTGGTTCGGGGAAACCTGCGGGATCGCCAGGATAGGTGTTGCGGCCATCGGGATTTCCTAAAGCGCTGGCATGATGGAGGTGCCCGGGAAGCCTCGGCCGACATACTCGGACATCTGGAACACAACGAGGTGGATCTGGTCTGTCGCGGGATTGAAGCCATCAGCAGCCATCTGGGCCGCAGTGTAGGTGCAGCTCGGGGAGGTCAGCCCCGTGAACGCACGTAGGAAGGTGGATGGCGTGGCGGGGTCGAACACGGTCGGCACGAAGGGCCCGGAGAGCACATAGGCCTCATAGGCCTCGTAGCTCTCCCCAAGGGGCACGGCTCCGGTCCCGTCCGCCAGATCCCCGCCGATCCGCGTACGCCGCGTCCAGCCCAGCACCAGGTCGGACCCCACCAGCGTGCGAGTGTGGTTGAGCGGAGCATAGGGGCGCAGATCCGCGCCGGATGGCCGCACGATGTTCGGCGCCACGCCGGACGGGTAGCCGCCCGTGGGAACCAAACTCCACCACTCCCAAGAGCCGATCTGCGAGAGCGGAACAGTGGCATAGGACATCGTCGTGGCGTCCAGCAACACGAAGGTGTCGCCATCGACATGCAGGCCGGTGGCCCAATCGGTGCCGCGCCGGCCGCGCAGCAGCGTGCTTAGCGTCACGGTTCCGTCTGAGTTCACGCTGACGTCGCGGAACTGGAACACCTCCTGCCCGAGCGCCGCCATGTTCCCGCCGGCCAGGAGCGCGTCGTCGTTGATAGAAGACAGCGTCTCCGTCGTCGTTGCCAGGGCAAGGGTCACGGTGTTCACAAGGTCATAGGAGAAAGGAGCCACGGTGTCGCCAAGCCGGTCAACCGCGGTGCCCCAGGTTGTGGCGGCTGGCAGGGACGAGCGCACGGTGTAGGTCTGCTGGTCCGTGGAGGTGAAAAGGGTTCCTCCGGCCCAGGCCGTGCGCCGCTGTCCCGCACCATAATAAATGAGCGACATCCCGGCGGCCTGCGCGTCAGTGTCGCGCAGAAGCGGCACGTCGAGCACCAGCAGTTTGCCAGACACGACGGCGGGGATGACCGAGACAGGCATCGTAGAGACCGCCCCGACCGCCGCGGAACTGTAGGTGTCATTGTCCTCGCTGGCCGCCTGCAGCCGGATCGACAGGTCGGCCCCGACATCCATGGTCGTCATGCGGACGCGGTAGACGTCGCCATTGTCGAGTTGCACGGTCACCGGATCGGCGCAGTCGAGCCAGAGGTATTTCCACCCGACGACGCTCGAGTAGGTGGTGCGGGACTGCCAGAGCGTATAGAGCAGCCGCTCGGCCATTCGATGCGCGACCGTCGAGTTGGTCACCAGCGGCACTTCGATCTGCGATTTTTTCTTGGAGAACATCGTGTTGGCAGGCGCGGCAATACGCTTGGCATAGGCCGAGCCGGGCTGATAGCCAAGATCGGCGTCGGAGAATTTGAACGTCAAATAGAACGGAAGCTCCATCTCTTGGACGCGGGTGGACGCCCAGTAATTGCCATCGCCGCCAACATCACCCAGTTCTCTCTGCACCAGCGTGGCCACAGAGGTCTGCCCTCGCGGAACGAACTTGAGCTTGCCATCGCTCTCAACGCAGTCGATTTGATGCAGGCTGAGCAATTGGGCGAAGATGTCGGCGCCGGTCGACATTTGGTTGATCGGATAGCCCTGGATCGTGTCGGTCACTCGCGTGACGTCGATCTGATCCGCGGTCAAGTCCGAGCGCAGGCACACGTCGGAGATCAGGCTTGCCAGCGGCGTGCCCGCCACTTCCGCCATGTTTAAGTACACCCTAACCAGATCACCACCGACCCGAGCGAGAATGCTGTTGCTCCCGCCGTCGTACATGAAGTTGTTCAGCGTCGCGCCTGTGCTGACTTCGTATGGCTGTCCGTCCCCCCGCCATTTCAGCGCGCCGGTCTGCGTGTCATATAGCGAGTAGGTGTTCCAGTTATCGCCCCATCCGATCTGGCCATTCGAGATGGTTGAGAGATTGAAGCTACTGGCTTTGACATTGGCGTAGTTGACCTCAGTTTGCCAGATGATGCCGGCGTTGTTCCGCCACTTCAGCATCACGTAAGGCGACCCGCCGAGGACCATGATGATGCTGTTGTCGGTGGCGTCGTAACAAGCGCAGACGAGGACCATGTAGCTCCAGCCGCTGGAGACGTACAGCGGCACGTCAGCCAAGGTGATCACGCCGCACTCTTTGACTTCGGCCCCGTTAATAGGCGCCCCGCCATAGGCAATCAGCGGCACGCCCTTCACATTGATCTTATAGATGTGCAGCTCGTCGCCGATCGAATGCGTATTCAGTGCGTAAGCGGTGATCGCTTCATAGTCCGATGCGGCTTCCTGCGCGAGCGTCGCCAGCGGATCTGTCCCAGGCACGAACGTGACCAGACCGTGTGCCCCGCCATAGTACAACGGGGTATGACCTGGGAATGTGGGATCGCCGTAGACATAGTTGAGTTGCCAGTCAAAGATCATGATGCCGCTCATTGTCCAGACGAATAGCCAATCTTGGTACGGATCTGACTTGGCCGTCATTTGGTTGGCCGACCACATCGCCGCGGCGAACGACCCGTAGACATTCGATACGTAGATCGCTGCAAATGCCGAGATCGCCATGTCCGCGACCGTGGGCGGCGTGACGACGTGCGGGATCGCCGTCATGCTGCGCGCCCAACCGACGCTGTCCCGCGAGCTATCCAGGGAAGCGCCAGACGCGCCGAAATTGAACATCGGCGTGCCACCAGTATAACGCTGCGTCAGCGTCTCACCGTTTATCTTTATGATGCGTGAATTGTTGGCTCCGCCGCAGAAATACAGGTCTCCATTGGATCCGACCGTGACCAGGGAGGTATATGCGACGTACATCTTCGGATCGGTGGCGTCCCCACCGACGAATATGCCCTCGCTGGGGGCGACCCGTGTCATCTCGTTTGTGATCAGGTTCCACTCGTTGATCGTGCCCGGAGCAGGGTAATTGGTCTGCGCTACCGCGTAGGCTAGCTGGCTTTGCATGTCGGCCTGCCAATAGTCCCGGCTTCCTCCGGATTGTGCCCCAGGCAGCGCCTTCAGCTTGATGGCGTGGGCATACTGCTGATTCTGCGGACCAACGACCTCGGCCGTGATGTTCGGTATCCTGTTTGAGAAATTCGCAAGCGCGCAGTGGTCGAACACCACATAGCAGAGGCCGCGGTAGGCCGGGGTAGCGTGCGGCGCGGAGGTGACGTTGTTCAGAACCCAGTCGCTGATCACCCAGTCGGGCTGCTGGTCCTCGGTGCCAAGATAGACCCTGATTACGAACCCGGCTTTCTGCTGTGCGTGCGAGACAAGGGCGGGGGTAACCTTGTCGTAGACGAGCTTGCCGTCCGCCCACAGTCTCAGAACGTCGCTGACAGGGCCTTCACATAATCCAACCGCCCAGGAAGCGCGGTAGGTGTATCCGGAGTTTTGGTTACCCTTGCCGCTACTGCTTTTTTTCTCGGTGAGGTCGCTGGCCCAGAAGCAATTGCCAGACAGACGAACGGTTCCATATATCTGTTGGACGGGCGCGCCATATGTGCTGCCGGTGACCTGCAGGTCGGTCAGCCGGGGACCGCCGCCGCCAGGGAACAGCAGCGCCCCGGCGATGCCGCCGGCCATCGCGCCGAGCTGCATTCCAAGGCCCGTGTTTCCGGTGTAGTAGCCGACGATCCCGCCAGCCACCGCGCCGCCGATCGTCATGGCCGCCTGGCCCATGCCTCAGTCCTCCAAGCCGGGGAAGGCAAGGCACTGGGTCAGCACGAATCCGGTGCCCTCCACCCACGGCTCCTCCACCACGCGGAACGCGTTGGCGCGCGAGTTGATCAGGTGCCGGGCGCCGTTCTGCATCGAGAAAATCCCGACGTGGCAGGGGAAATAAGCCTGCCGGAACACGCCGATGGTGCCGGTCATGTCTCCGGGCGGCGCAGGAGGGAACCACCTCCGCAGGGCCAGGATGAACTTGTCGCCGACCGGCTCACGCGCGTATCCGCGTTTATCGACGTACTCGACGCCGAAGGCATCGGCAACCTTGAGCACCAACCCGATGCAATCGACAGCATCCGGACCTCGCGCCTGGTGGCGCCATGGCGCGTTCAGCCACCTCCGTGCCTCTACGACCACCGCATCGCGCTTCATGATTGCGCATCCGGATAATAGGTGTATCGGTCAACGCCGGGAATGTCTGGAAAGCCCCTAAAATTCAGGATGTTGTTGAACTTCAGCGCGCAGGTTTCGCGCGTCTTGTCACAACCCACGCTGTACCAAAACGTGTCCCCCACCACGATCGGGAACGGCACGGCGAGCCACAGGGTGATCGTCCGGGTCGCCTGCGCGTAGAGCTTGATCTCCATGCTCTTGCCGGTGTTCGCGCCGGTCAACCATTTGACCAGGCCGCCTTGCAGGGCGGAATCCCCGAACGACGAGAGACCGAAATTTCCTTCCTTGAAGCCGCTGGTGGTGACGATGCCAACAGCCGTGGACAAGGTCAGGGTCACGACGACCCAGTAGGTATTGGTCACGGCGGCCGTGCCGTTGAAGGTGCCGGCTGTGTGCGCGTCATTTATGACGGTCGCGAGGAAGCTCGCCGAATCCCGCGAGTTGTAGGCCGTAGGCCAGACCACGCCGAGACTGTGGGTTCCGTCGCTGATCTCGATTGCGGAGCTGACATCGACCTCACCCCGGAAATGGAACGTGGCCGTCTGTGTGGTGGCGGCCGGCGGATAGGTGATCGCGTCAGCGCAGAACACCTTGATCGGGTCGAGCACGGAGGTGACGGTCGCTGTCCCGACGTTCGGCGACACCTGGGATACCTTGCATCTGACGTCGCCCAGGTCTGCATTGCACGTCGGCAAATACGATCTTCCGAGTTGCTGCGTGAGGTTTTGCGCAAGGCCACGGATCTCGGTCGCGAACATCCCGGTCGGAGTTGTCGTCAACTCGCCGAATCGGCCGGAGCGCACTCGCAGCACGCCCTGGGTCAAATCGGCCCAGTTCACTATGTAGATTTCGACTGCGGCGTAATCGAACAGGCCCAAAAGCAGATCAGACCGGCGCAGCGTCACGTTATTTGTGACGCCCTTGACCTCCAGGTTGTCGACCTTGAGTTCCGCGTTGCTGGCCAGGGCGGTGCGCGAATAGCCGTCCGCGGCGCCGTAGGTGAGGCCGCCGACCACCAGGTCCCGGTCGTGGTCCGTCACGGTGACCACGACGCCGTCGGTGCGGGTGATGCGCCAGCAACTCGCCAGGGTGGTGACCGACTGCGCGAGGTGGGCTTTGAGGGGTGCGCTGATCGCCTTCGGCATCAGGACCCTCCCTTCAGCTCCACGATGGCGATCTGCCCCCAGTTGAAGATTTCGTAGTCCTCGATTGATACTTTCATGTCGTCTACATCGAATCGGACCGGCACGTCGAACTGTCCCGAATAGGCCAGGGTGGCGCCGACCCGGGCGCGCGTCGCGTCACCGAGCGTCAGGATGCCCGTGGTGGTGTCGAGGCTGAAATTGCTGGAGGGAACGCCATCGACCAGCAGCACGGTCGTGCTGGCGACCGGCTTGAGGATGGTCCGCCGGTAGCTGGCGGCGCTGTCTCCATAGACCTTCACCAGTTGGTAGGTGCCGGTCGTGCCGTCGGTGACGCCCAGCGCCTGCGGCGGATCGCCGGGGGCCGGGATCATGTAGTCGGACCAGTCTTTGAACCGGAAGCCGTAGGCCCGGCCCCGCCGTGCGTAGAAAAAGGCCAGCAGCACGTCGAGCTGCTCCTGGGTCTTCAGGCCGTGGCTGACGTCCCAGGTCCCGCGCGCCGCGCTCCAATCCACGTTGCGCTGCTCGTAGCCCGAACTGAGCGGCAGGATGGTGGTCTTGAAACCAGGTCCGCCGACCGCGCCGTAACTGATCTGGGGCGAAAACTGAACCTCGTGGAACGTGCTCAATTCCCCCTCCGCGACGTCCGCGATAGGGCCGCGCTGGCCTTGGCCGTAAGTTGCCCCTGGCTTGAGCGGAAACTATCCGCATCCGGCGTCTGAATGTTGAAGTTGATGTGTTGGTCTCCCTGCCTGTTCGATGCCTGCGCTGCCAGGCCCTTCAGGACGGCCGTGTTGCGATTGTCCTGGGAGGCGGTCATGACGCGCTCGCCCTTTTGCAGCACAGCGGCGAACTCGTCCGGTCCCATGCCGGTGTGATAGCGGGGCGCGTCAGTGAAGGCGTCGGCCGGCATCATGCGCGAGACCGCGGGATGGCTTCCGACCAGCCAGCCGACATGCGCCTCGGCGACATTCGACCAGCCTCCGGACTCTGCGGTTGACCAACCGGAATTGTCGGCCACCCCCTTCATCGCCCCGCCGCTGCCGTAGGAGTCGGACCCGGACAGCGCTTCCGGTTTCCCGGTGCCGCTGGTGGACGATCCGAACAACTTGCCGATCCAGCCCACCATCCCGCCTATCGCTCCGCCTCCGCCAGCGCCCTCGGTTCCCTTCTGCGATGCCTCCATGGCGTTGGAGAGCGTTGGCAGGCTGGTCCCGAACATCTGGTTCATTAACGGATTGATAATCGCCATCTTGATGATCATCTTTTGGATGTCCTCAAGCACCGACGTCGCCATCTTCCTCATCCGCTGAGCGAACGTGTCGGTCGAATGGCTTGAATTTGTGATAGCTTCCCCGATCTTGTCGAACTCCTGGCCAATCGAGCCGACGACGGCCTGATAGGACTGCTCCAGCTCCTGCATGTGGACGCCGGCCTCGGCGGTCGTGCCGGCGAGGTCGATGGCTTTCTGCTGCTCCTGGCTGGCCTGCGCGCCGACAGCGAGGCCCAGGCGCTGGCGCTCCTGCAGGATGGCGAGTTCCTTGGCCCGCACCGAGTTGCTGGCGGTGATGAGCCGGGTCTGCGCGGCTATCATCTCGTTCTGCTGCGTCAAGACATGGATGTCCTGGGCGGCCATCTCGTCGTATTTGAGGCGCGTCTGCTCGTTGTAGTCAGATTGCAGCGTCTTTTTCGCCGTGGCGTACTCCGGCGTTCCTGGAGGCCCGTATTTCTTCGCCTCCTCCGCAGCGCGCAGGGCGTTTGCCTCGTGTTCCGCCGCCTGACCGCCTTTTTCGAGGAAGGGGATCAGCTTCTGCTGGTCGGCGATCGCGACCTGCATTGCGACGTGGGTTTTTTCCAGACCCTCCGCCCAGCCGGCGCGGCTGGCGTCATCGGCGGCCTTTTTCAGCCGCTCGTAGGCCGCTGTATAAGGCGCGGTGCCGACCCCGCCAGTGCGCAGCGCCTCCTCGCGGGCGCGGGCTTCGTTGGCGGCGAGCTCCTCGGCGGCCGCGCCCTGCTTGATGACTGCGATGGCGCGCAGGCGGGCGGCGGTCGCCCGGTCCTGCACCTTCACGCCATCTTCCATGGTGGCGTTGAGGCGGGTCTGCAGCGAGGTCAGTTCGCGGCTGAGGGATATCTGATCGACAGGCTTGCCGGATCGGCGCGATTCCTCGCGGTAGCGCTCGATGATGTCGGCGGCCTCGCGGGCGGCGCCGGCCTCAGCCAGATACTGCTTCGTGGCGTCGTCGGCCGACCGCGCCATCCTTTCCTGCTCGGGGATCAGGTCGGTGGCGGCGCCCTTCAACTCGATCAGCACGTCGGAAGCCCGGGCGTACGCCTTGACCATCTCAAGCTGCCTGGGCGTGTCGCCGGCGGCTGCGGCCTTCTCGATTTCGAGGCGGGCGGCCACCATGGCGGCCACCTGGCGCTGCTGGTCTGCGGTGTTCTGCTCGATGCGCCGCTGCAGCAGGTTGGCCTGGTTCCACGCCTCCTGCGCCTTGTCGAGCAGGTCAGGCGTGGTGTTGCCGACGCCGGACTGGGTGGATGGCGTGCCGGGGGCGGTCGGGACCGAGACTGGCGTGCCGCCCCGGCCGGCCGACACGGCCGTCTCCGGTGTCATCCCGGCCACAGCGGTGACGTACTTCCGCGTCTCGTCCGGCACGCGCGCGGTCGCGGAGGGCTTCTTCTTGATCTCCTCCAGCAGCAACTCGACATTGTGAGGGCCCCAATTGTAGGCCATTGCGACCAATCCCACGTTGCCGCCGAACTGCTTCCAGAGCTGGGAGATGTATTTCAGACCGCCCTGGATGTTCTGTTCCTCGTTGTGCGGGTCGATGCCGAGCCCCTTGGCTGTCGAGGGCATAATCTGGAACATGCCGACCGCCTGGTTGTCCCACGCCGGGCGGTCTGGGATGACCGGGCCGAGAAAGGTCTTGCCGTCCTTTGTCTGCTGCCCGTGGCTTTCCTTCTCCGCAATGCGCAGGGCAAGGTCGGACTGCTTCGCCGACAGCTCAAGGTCTCCGGCGGCGTTGGTCCTCTCCGCGATCTCGAGGATCTTGGTCTGGGCGGCCTGCGGGATGGCGACCCGTCCAGCTGGCACCTGCCCGGCCGGCCCGGTGACGCCACCGGGGACGCTTGGGACGGCCGCGGTTTCCGGCGTGGTGACACGGCCGAGCTTGGGCATGTAGCCGGCGAGCTTGTTGATCTGCTCGATGATGATCGCCACCACGTTCAGGATGGTGGCACCCAGGGTGGTGAACAGCGTGCCGAGCTTGACCACCAGCGATTCGCCCAGGCTTCCCGGCCCCGTCAGGGCGTTGACGAAGCGATGCCAGGCCTCGGAGAGAGGCGTCATGTCCTCCGTGGCGCCCTTGGCTGCGCGGGAGATGCCATCGAGATACCGCTGGAAGGCGCCGGCCTTGTCGCCGGCGTCCTGCTGCAGCTTGATCTGGTCGGCGAGCGCCTGGCTGAACCCCTTGAACTTGCCGACCGCTTCCTGGGCCTTGTTCGCGGGGTTCGCGATGCCATCGGCGATCCACCGCTTTGCGGCATCCGGCAGCTTCTCGCCGGTGACCAGCGCCAGGTCGTTGGCGACCTTTATCAGCCCGGCGATCTGCTCTGTTGAGCCCATGAATTCGGGGCGGGCGCGGATCGCGACGGCGGCCTCGCGCGCGTCAGCCCGGCCGATTGGGGTCAGGGACGAGACAAGGCGCGCGGCGGCCTCCGCGTCCTTGGCACCCTGCTTGAAGTCGTCGATGGTGGCGCGCATGGCGTTGCGGAAATCGACCATGCGCTGCTGCGATTTCTCGGCGACCATGGCGATGAGCGCGATGGCGGTGGCTACGGCGGCGAACGCGATGAGTGGCAGCAGGCCGGCTTCGGAGATCATAATGAAGGCGGCGCGGGCCGCCTGCGCCAGCTTGCCGAACCCGACGCCGGTCGCCAGCATGATGTCGCCAACCTGGTGCCCCTGCTGGATCAGCACGGTCCAGAACCCCTGGCCGGTGGCGATGCCGGAGACGCCCTGGATCGCCTGGATGCCGAGCGTGCGGAAGGCGAATGCGGCATTCCGGTTGATGCCGATGCCCTTTTCGATGGTGCGCTGTTCCTCCTCGTAGTCCTGCAGCGCATTCGCCCTGGCGGCGGCGATCTCCTTGCCATCGAGCAGATTTCTCTGTTCGATCTTGTCGATGTCCTCCAGCGCCTTCTTGTAGCGTTCGGTCGCGGCATGGAGCGGCGAGTACGTGCGCATCAGCGCCTCGTTCTCCGCGGCGAGCTTCTTGGCGTCGGCTCCGGCGAGCTCCACCTCGCGGGCAATGGCGGCCTGGGCGTCGGCATATGCCTTGTCGGCGGCGCCCTGGGCGACCTTCGGCGTGATGTAGCCGAGCTTCAGGTCCTCAGCGATCTGCTTGATGGTCGCGTCGTACTTCTCGGCGGGGGTCTGCAGGGACGGATAGCGGGCGGCGACGCGGTCCATGGCCGCGCCGAGATCGTCGAAGCCTTTGGCGAGCTTCGCGTGTTCCTCTTCGGTCGGTGGAGCGGACACGCCAAGTCGCGCGTTGATCTCTGCCTGGTTCGCCGCCGCGGTCTCCTGGGCCTGGACTGCGGCTGCCTCGCGCCGCTGGCCCAGCGTGGCGGCGGCGGCCTGATGCGCCTTTGTCGCCATATCCTCGGTGACCAGGCCTCTCACCAGCTGCTGGTTGACGGTCTCGATGACGTTGGCGTAGCGCTGCTCGTCGGTGATCGCCTCGTTAACCTTGGCGTGCACCTTGTCGAGCCATTCGATGTAGAGCTTGGCTTGCCGTTCTTCGGCCTTGGCTATGGCATCGACCTGCCGCTCGTACTCTGCGTGCACCTTCGCCCGCGCGGCGTCGGCTTCATTGGGGGTTATGTGGCCGATGCGCAGAACGGCATTGATTTCTTTGATCTGTGCTATCGCCTCCTGTCTGGCGGCGCGCAGCGGCGCGTGGCTGCGCACAATGGCCATGTTCTCGAATTCGAGATCCCTGGCGGCCGCAACGCCCTTTTCCTGCTCTCTGGTGAGTTCGGCTTGGAGCCGGGTGGCCGCCTCTATCCTGGCGGCGTCGCCGGTGTCCTTTGAAATGTAGCCCCGGTCCACGTCGCTGGTGATGGCCCGGAGCTTGGCCTGATATCGCTCATCGGGCGTTTGCAGGTTGGCATAGCTCCCTGCCTTGCGCTCCATCTCGATCCCGAGCTGTTCGAAATCCTTGGCGCGCTTCGCGTGAGCTTCCTCGGTGGCAGGGTCCGTGATGCCGAGCAGCTGCTTGTAGCGCGTTTGGTTGGCCTCGGCGGTGGCGGCGGCGGCTTCCTGGGCGGCTTCGCGCAGCTTGCCGTAGCTGACCGCGGCGGCGGCCCGGGCCTTGGTGGCGATGTCCTCGCTGATTGCATTGGCCTTCAGGTCCTCGGAAATCTTTTCGAGGGTGGCTTTCCACTGCTCAAGCGGCGACTTTTCCGACGCGATGGCCGCTCCGACCTTGACATAGGAATCCGCAAGTTTCTGCATCGCCTTGTCATGGGCTTCGATTGCGGCTTCGTATTTCACTGCCGCTGTGGCGCGCGCTTCCGCTTCGTCGCTTATGCCGATGAGGCCACGTTCGCGGAGGGTCTGGATCCTGTCGAGCTCCGCCAGATAATCCTGGTTGGCCTTGGAGATCGGCACGATGCTGCGGAGGAGTTCCCGGTTTTCGGCCGCCATTGCCCTGGTCGCGGCGGCCTCCTCCTCCTGTTCCTTGGCGAGTTCACGCGACTTCTGGATCAGGGCTTCCATCCTGGCGGCGTCGGCGACCTGGGGCTCGATGTAGCCGCGCGTGGCATCGCGGGATATCTCCCGCAGCTTGGCCTGGTATCTGTCGTCGGGAGACTGCAAGGAGGCGTAGCGGGCGGCCCTGCGGTCCATCTCGACCCCAAGTTCCTCGAAGTCCTTGGCGCGCTTCTTGTGGGCTTCCTCGGCGGCAGGGTCGGTGATGCCGAGCTGCTGTTTGTAGCGTGTCTGGTTGGCCTCGGCGGTGGCGGTGGCGGCTTCCTGGGCAGCCTCCCGCAGCTTGCCGTAGCTGACGGCGGCGGCGATCCGAGCCTTGGTCGCGATGTCCTCGCTGATGGCGTTGAGCTTGAGGTCCTCGGAAATCTTTTCGATGACGGACGACCACTGTTCAAGTGGCTTCTTCCCGGACGAAGCGGCCATCTCCGCCTTGACATAGGAATCCGCGAACTTCTCGACCGACTTGTCATAGGCCGCGATGTCGGATTCATAGCTCTTGAGCGCAACGGCCCGAGCGTGCGTCTCATCGTTCGGCCCCATCTCGCCGGCAGCCCGCAGTTTGGCGATCTCGTCCAGCTGCTTCAGGTACGCCTGGTTAGCCTTGGCAAGCGGAACATGGGTGAGCAGGAGCGCCCGGTACTCGGCGGCAAGCTGGCGGGCCGTGGCGGCGGCCATTTCTTGCGCCTTAGCGACCTCGGCTTCCATATGCGCAAGCGCCTGCGCCTTGGCGGCGTCGCCGGTTTCGGGCGAGATGATGCCACGGCTCACGTCATGGGAGATTTCGCGGAGCCGGCCCTGATACTTTTCCTCCGGAGATTGCAGGGAGGCGTAGCGGGCGGCCCTGCGGTCCATGTCCTCGCCCAGCCCCTCGTAGGCCTTGGCGCGCTTGGCGTGCTCCTCGGCGGAGGATGGGTCGGAAATGCCGAGCAGAGCGTTGAAGTGCGCCTGGTTGGCCTCGGCGGTGGCGGTGGCGGCTTCCTGGGCAGCCTCCCGCAGCTTGCCGTAGCTGACCGCGGCGGCGATCCGGGCCTTGGTCGCGATGTCTTCGCTGATCGCGTTGGCTTCGAGGTCGGCGGAAATCTTCTTGAGGGTGGCCGACCACTGTTCCGCTGGCGTCCGCACCGATTCGAACGATTTCTCGGCCTCCACGTAGGACTTCGCGATCTGCTGCCGCACCTTCTCGTTGGCGACTATAGCGGCCTCATAGCCCGCCCTGGCGCGGGCCCTTGCCGCGGCCGCTTCCTCGGACGCGTCTCCGGCGAACCTCTCGGCCGCCGCGATCCGCTTCAGCTCCTCCTCGTACTTGATCAGCGCCGCGGTGTCGGCGTCGATCGACGCCTTGGCGCTGCGCCGGGCAAACGCCTCGGCGTCCAGGCCCTCCTTGGTCGGACCTGTGCCAGCGGCGGCCATGGTGGCGGCGATCGCTTCCTTGGCCGCGATCGACGCCTCGGTCACGGCCTGGAACCGCTTTTCCAGGAACTCCACCGCGACGCCGCCCAGCCGGTAGGGATCCTTGCCGGCCTCGACCGCAGCCGTGACGCCGGCCAGCGCCTTGGCCATCCTTTCGGCCTGATTGATGGCCGGCGCCATCTGCTGGATCAGACGCCCGAGCGAGGCCCCGGTGGCCTGGGTCGCACGGTCCACCCTGGCCTGGCTCGCGGTGATCTGCTCGTTGATGGAGACTATTTTCGCACCGGAGGCCTGCACGCCCGCCGCAACCCGATCGACGCCGGCCACGACGCCGTCATCCACAAAGGCTGACCGGATGGTGGTTTTCGTCTCGGCGTTCATGATTTATTCCCTGCGGTCGATTCCGACCAGTCAGCCAGATAGACGTGATCGAGGGCGATCAGGGCCCGGACCTCGCCCGGCCGGATGGGCGTCGAGGTGAGAGCGGACCAGGCCGCGATTTCGCTGTAGGACAGCGCGTTCGGCCCGAACCCGGACGATCCGCGCGCCGCCGACAGCTCGATGAACCAGCGCCACAGGTGCTGGACCTCTTCGGGAAGTGGCGCCCCGTCGAGCTCGGCAAGCCGCTTGCCGGTTTGCCGCTCGACGGAGACCAGGTGCTCGCGATGGGTCGTGCCGTCCTTCAGGCGACGGTCGAGCCGGAACTCGTGTCTTCCGTGCTCAAGGAGGCCGTCGAGGGCGGCGTGCGATAGTTTCCCAAGTCCCCTGCGAACTCCAGCACTTGTTCGCGGAGCCAGGTCATCTCAGGCATGGCGAACAGGTCGCGCGCCATGGCCGGCGAGTAATCCACGTCGATGGGTTCGCCGGAAAAATTCAGCAGGAACCAACCTGTGGTCAGGCGCGCGGCCTTGGCGCAGAGATCGGCGTCGAGATCGTCGGCCTTGGCCGTCCGGCCGCGCCGCGCCAGCGCCTTGTCGGTGGCCTCGCGCAGCCAGCGCGTGCCTGCCTTCGAGGATTCCGACAGCACGTCCACCCAGGCGGGCTCGTTCGTCTCAGCGTGCAGGACGGGCATCCGGGTGTAGGGGTTCATCACGGTCATCCGGGCCGGCACGTCGCTTTTCACGGCGAGGCCGGAAAGGCCAGCTATTATCTTCATCGTCTCGTCCCTTGTCGGAGGGGTGACGGCGGCGTCCGACAACACCGCCGCCTTTCTGCGCGCAGAATCCCGTGTCGGCGGGGTCCTGTCTAAACGGCGGCCGTGTCGTGGATCTGGATCGTCGAGTTCGGGGCGCCGGCTCTGCTGCCCTCGTATTTCAGCGCCTGG